AGAACGAAACGGCTCGCAAACGCGTTAGCGGGTCGGCATCCGGATTACTTTACATGTCACTTGACACCAGCATATGGGATGGGTTTGACGCCGCCGAGCTCGCCGCAGCACAGGCAGCTTATGAGGGCTCAGTCCAGCTCCTGGGTCAATCCGCTGCGATCCAACAACAGCACCGCGCATTCATGCGCCGCGCAACAAGTCATGCAGTTCTTGGAGCGCTGCTACCAGCAACCATCGCCCCCGGTGACAGTTGGCATGTGCTGAGCACGGGCGACGTTGATGTCCTGTCGTACACGACACACTTGCTCAACGGCCTCGGATTCGTTCACCGGCTCCTCATGGCCACATGGCGCATCAACCGGGATGACCTCGAGCAGATCGACCGCTGGATCGATGCCGGCATCGTCGAGCGATTCGATTTGCTCATCGACCTGCGCTTCTCCCGGTTGTCCCCGGACGAGTACGCCCTGGCCAAAGCCATCGCCGGCAGCTCTGGCGGGCACGTCACAACAGTGCTCAACCACAGCAAGGTGACCCTGCTCGCTGCACCAAGTGCACACCTGGTCATCGAATCGAGCGCCAACATCAACCAAAATCATCGCATCGAGCAAACCGCCATCCACCACAACGCGGATTTGTTCGCGTTTTACCTGGATTACTACGATGCCGTCGGCCGCCGCACACGAGCCCGCTAAGGCGAGCCAGGCCGAGATGGCGCGCCTACTGCAGGTGTCGCGACAGGCCATCAACGATCTGATCAGGCGCAACATCCTCACGCCAGAGCCCGATGGCAGGCTCGACGTCGACCTCACCCGTCTCGCCCTTGCGCAGCGCGTCAGGCCGAGCGCAAAAACCGCGCGGCACCTCGAAACGACAGTCGCCGCTGTCCCCGGTCCAAGCACAGCCCAGCCAACGGACGCCAGCATCTCGTACCACATCGCAAAAACGCTGCGCGAAGTGGCTGAGGCGCGCATGGCCCAGCTCACCTTAGGCAAGATGCGCGGGGAACTGCTCGACGCCGCCAGTGTGCGCCATGCCATTGCGGATGCTGCCCGCGCGCTGCGCGACGGCTTGGCTAATTGTGCGCGCCGCATCGCAGCCGATGTAGCTCCGCTGCAAAGCGTCGCCGACTGCGAGGCAGTCATCGCCCGCGAGCACGCGCACTTCATCGCCTCCTTCGCCAGCGCCCTTGCACACATGGCCGAGCCTCCTGCGTCGTCGGTCCAGGCTACCGACGCACCGCATATGGCAACCGCATGAACCGCGCGGACGGCTACGCGGCGGTGCTCGCTGCACTCGCCTTCGGTCTAGAGGCAGATCCAGATCTGCCTATCGACGAGTGGGCTGATCAATACATGTTCATCCCCGCAGACACCGGGGCGGCCGAGCACGGCAAATACCGCACCAGCCGCACCCCTCACGCCCGCGCCGTGATGAAGTGGTTGTCGCCCAACCATCCGTGCAAACGGGTCGTGTTGATGGGCGCCTCGCAAATCCTCAAGACGCAGGTCGCCTTGAATTTTCTCGGCTGCACCATTCACCAAGCTGCCAGTAATTTTTTGTGGATCGTACCCACCGGCGTGCTCGTCAAGCGGGCCAGCGCCCGAATCGACAAAACAATAGCCGCCGTCCCCGTCCTGCTCGAGCGCGTCGCCCCGAAACGCTCGCGCGACGCCAGCAACAACATCACCACCAAGGAGTATCCCGGCGGCACCCTACACGTGCTGACCGCCGGCGCGGCCGCCAACTTGTCCGAGGTGGCGGCACGCTACATCGTCTACGACGAAATCGACCGATCCGACGACAACGTCGGCCAAGAAGGCTCGCCCGGGGCCCTCGCCGAAGCGCGGCAAACCACGTTCGAACGCAGCCGCAAAATCTACTACCCCAGCACCCCGACGCTCGAAGGCGCATCCAAGATCGCCACGCTGTTCGCCACGGGCACCCAACGCGAGGCGCTGGCCGAGTGCGTGCACTGCGCAGTGCTGCAACCGCTGCAGTTCGAGCGGCTGATCCGCTCCGACGACGGCACCCAGTGCCACTACCCATGCAGCGCATGCGGAGCGCTCCTCGCCGAGGACGACAAACCCAGGATGTTCGCTCGCGGCGCGTGGAGCGATGGCGTGCCTGGCGACGGAGAAACCGAGTCCGCCACCATCAGTCAAATGTTTCTGCCCTACGGCTGGCTGCCATGGATGGCCCTGCTGCGCCTACACGATCAAGCCAGGGCCGCGCGCGAAGACGGCAATGAAGCGGACATGATCACGTTCTACAACACGCGTCTGGCCCGCACCTATCACCAGGACCGCGAGGAGACCAAGTACGACCAGCTCATGGCGCGGGCCGAACCCTATCCGCTGGGCACCGTCCCCGCTGGCGCCCTGATCCTCACCGCCGCCGTCGACACGCAAAACGACCGCCTCGAGTACAAGGTCGTCGGCTGGGGTCCGGGGCTAGAAGCGTGGATCGTCGACTACCAGGTCATCCTCAGTCCGCCCAGCGAGCTGGCCACATGGGACAAGCTCGACACCCTGCTGCGCAGCAGGTATGCGCACGCGCACGGAGCCATGCTCAACCTCTCCGCAGTGTTCATCGACTCGGGCGGTACCGCGACGCAAGAGGTGTACAACTACACCGCGCGCCACCAAAAACGCTACATCTTCGCCATCAAAGGCGCGTCGCGGCCGAATCGTCCGATTCTCAGCGGCAAGCCCACTCTCGTGGACGTCAACCACCGCGGGCACGTCGCAAAACAGGGCGCGAAGCTCTGGTTCATCGGGACCGACACCGCGAAAGATTATCTGGCCTCGCGCTGGAAACTCAACGCCGGCCCCGGCGCCGTGCACTTCAGTGCCCAGCTCGAGGAGCGCTACTACAAACAACTCACGGCCGAGTACCGTGTGCCGAAGTGGCGTGGCGGCAGGCGTACCACGGCCTGGGAAAAGCGCCCTGGCGACGCCAATGAGGCCGGCGACCTGATGGTCTACAACCTCGCAGCCGCGCATTTTCTGGGGCTGCACAAACGCACCCCGCACCAGTGGAGCCTGTTGCGCGATCGCGTTGCGCCCGCGACACCAGACCTGTTTTGCACGACCCCGCAAACGCCACCGCAGACGCCACCTCAAACCCCATCACAGGCCGTCGCACAACCAAACGCGACAGTTGTTGCGCCCCAGACAAGCCCCCCGACGACACCCCGTGCAGCCGTGGCCACGCCTGCCGCCCACCATTTCGCGCCAGGCCTCGCCGGCGGCATTGCGCTCGCCAGCTTCGGCCGATTCGCCCAACGCGCTACGCCGCCCAGGGTGCAGCGATGAGCTCTACCCCAGAGCCCGACATCATCCGCGTCGTCATCGAGCGCATGTGCTCGCTCTATCCGTCCTACCCTGCCGAGCTGGCCCACGCGGTCGAACTCCAGGTGCGCGCCGAGTGGGGTGGTCGCGCTCTGGGCACAGTGCGCAAGACCGTCACAGGCCGGCCCGGCCGCCCCCCAATCGACGCCACCGTGCGCCAGCGTGCCTACGCCGAGATCCTGACCGCAGAGCCTACCGAGGCCATCCTGCGCCGCCACGGCATCAGCCGAGCGAGTCTGTACCGACTCATGAAACGAGGGCCAGCACCATGATGGAACCCAACCCCATGCGAAAGCTGCTCATTCGCAAATCGGCCGAGCATGTTGTTGACGAGCGCTTTGATGCTGCGGCGGTGGAAGAAATCATCACTTCCCTGTGCCAGATTGCAGACTGCGAGGGCTACCTGCGTGCCACCGAAGAGGCAAGGGCGTGTCTGCTGACACAGTTCGCACTGCTCAAAGCGTCTCAAAACCCCCCCTTGTTTTGAGACGCGCCGCTGCCTAGAGTGCGCTGACGCCCACAACGTCACGTCAGACTGCAACCCTATGGCCGGAATCACGCTCGCCCTCGCCGAAGCCCGGCTCGCCGACTATCTCGCCGCCGAGAGTGCCGTGCTCTCCGGCCAGTCCTACGAGATCGCCGGGCGCCGCCTGGTGCGCGCCGACCTCGAATGGATCCAGCGCGGCATCGAGCTCTGGAACGCGCGCGCTGTGAATCTCACCGCGTCAGTAGCCGGCCGCAGTCGCGCGCGCACCGTCGTTCCGGCCGGCTGATTGCCGACGATGCGCGCCACCCCCGTTCGCCGCCCCGCAGCGGCGCCGCCGCAAAACCTGCTCGACAAGGCGCTTGCCTACATCGCCCCACGCATCGCCCAGCGGCGCATGCAAGCGCGCGTCCAACTCGCCCTGGCCGGCGGCTACACCGGCGCCCGGATCGACCGCGCCGCGCTCGCTGCCTGGCAAACCCAGGCCGGCAGCCCGCACGCCGACGTGATCGTCGACCTGCCAATGCTGCGCGAACGCAGCGCCGACCTCGAACGCAATGCCCCCGTCGCCGCCGCCGTCATCAACACCACCGTCACCCACGCCGTGGGCACCGGGTTGTCGATGCACCCCCAGGTTGACGCTGAGTTTCTCGGGCTCGACACCGAGGCGGCAGAGGTCTGGCAGCAAAACACGCGGCGGCGGTTCCGCGTCTGGGCCGAGAGCCCAGATTGCAGCCTCGACCGCACGCTGAACTTCTACGGCCTGCAGGCGCAGTGGCTGCGCGGCACACTCTCGCGCGGCGATATTTTCGTACTCACCCCGCGCGTGGCGCGCGCCGGCGCACGGCCGACCCTGGCCCTGCAAACCATCGAGGCCGATCGCGTCTGCAACCCGAGCGGCAAACGCGACACGGAC